CGAGGTGCGCGATGTGCTGTTCCGAGAGGCCCGTGATCGTGCCGGCATCGTGGGCCTGACCTTCCACGACACGCGCCACGAGGCAACGACCAGGCTCGCGCGAAAGCTTGATGTGCTGGACCTTGCGCGCATGCTCGGCCACCGGGACGTGAAGTCGCTGCTGATCTATTACAACGCCACGGCGCAGGAGATCGCCGGGCGGCTGGACTAGGCCGCACGGCGCTGCCTCTCGATCCACTCTTCGACCTCGGACATGCGCCAGCGCGGATGCCCATGTCCGCCGAGCCTGAACGGCTTCGCGCCATCTAGCCACTCGCGCTCAAAATTATGCGTCAGTGGTTGGCTACGGTCCTGCCAGCTTCCATCGCCCATCGGCCCCGCGTTCTGCACCTGGTCCACTCCACATGGGCATTTTCGGCAGTAGAAAATAGTACGTCCGCTGTTGCCAATCAGGCGGTATTCCTGCCACCTGTGGCGGTGTCGGAACAACCGCATAACCAGTCGGTCAACCCGACGTTCACTTCGCTGCGCTTCGTTCACGCGGGTTACCTCCATCGTTAGGCGTCATAGGGCGGCGGAGGCAACGGCTGCCAGCGTAAAGGCTCGTGGTCCGTGGCATAGATCGTCTCGTGTGTCTCGCTGGTTTCGTACCAGCCTGGTGGCGCAAACTCGTCGTCGTCATCACGCTCGGTTTCTTCGATCGGTAGTGTCTCGGCCGCATAATTGATCGCAGTAACGTTTCGCCAATGTCCATGCGAGTTTCGGTAGCCAACAAGCACCTTCTTGTTCATTGGTGCTGTCTCAATCGGTTGCCAGTCCATGTTTTTCTCCAAGTTATCGGCACTGCGGCCTAACACATCGCTCAAGCGGACGCAGTACCTAGGTCGTTTACCTCAAGGGTTATGCGGTAAACGCGGCAATGCGCGCGCCAAGAATTGAGCTGTACACCGTCATGGTGTGTCGCTGCTGGTTCAACCGCTCGCGCTCCATCAGCGGCAGCGTTTCAAATGTGCGCCCATGACAGAACAGGCACAGTGCTTCAAGCTTTTCGTCAAGCTCGGCCTTTTCCTTCACGACGCGTTCTTGAAAATCTTGCATGTTGGTTTCTCCAGTTTTGTGGGATTGCTGCATAACACTGCATTCAAATCAAAAGGCCGAAGCGCCTATTTTCATAGGTTTGAACGGCTCGCAAGCAATCGCACTTATTCTTGCCACGAATGCAACCGTAAAAGAACAACCGCTTCGGTTGAGGGGTGGATCAGAACGGCACGTCGCCGTCTACGAAGTCTTCTCCAGCATTCGCAGTTCCCGAATCGCGAACGTTCCCATTTTGAGTACGATTGTTCCCATTTTGGGTACGTTCTCCGAGCAGCGTCACATCCTGAACCCTGAGCGTGATGTAGGTCTTGCCCTCATGCTCGCGCGTTCCGATCTCGCCAGTCACGCCGAGACGGTCGCCTTTCTTGATGTATTCGCCGATCTTCTCTGCGCGCTGGCCCCACAGACTGCAATCCAGCCATAGGGTTGTCTTGTTGTCGCCATAGCCGGAGTCAACGGCGAGTGACCACCCGGCGACTGGCTTTCCGGCCTGCGTGTAGCGGACGGCGGCGTCTTTTCCGATGCGCCCAATTGCGGTAAATACGTTCATGCTTCCACCTTCTCTGTATCAGGAAATTTCAGGTCAACCCGGGTTGCGTAATGCTCCTGCATTGCTTCCAGGTACGCGCTCAACTGTGCCTTTGTCATTAGCGACGTGACCGGCCAGCACTTCATGGCTTCCATCTTCTGTTCGTAACTCATGCGCTTGATGGTCGCGTCATACGTGGCCCGGTATTCGCCATCCTCGGCCCGCAGGATCGGCACGCCGAAGTGCAGCTTGCAGTAGCACTTGACGCCAAGCGGTGTGTCCTCGCGCAGTTCGGTGGACACTTGCGCATACCATGCGTGGCTGATGGAGTTCTGGCTTAAGCTGCGATCCGTTCCTACTTTCATCGTAAGTTCGAGGTATCGGTGCGCGTTGTACTCGGCGCGAATCCATCCGATAGCGTGGCTTAGAGACGGATCGCTGTTTACGGTGTACTTGCTCATGCCAATGCCTCCAAATGCACCATCAGTTCATCCACGTATTCGAGAAACTTTGCGCGGCGCTCATGAAGCCTCTTGATCTCATCGGCGCATTCATCGCAAGTTAAGCGGAACACCTTGAGTTGACGGCCTTGCGGGAAGTCTGAACAGTAGCTAGCGAAGTCCACCCAGTCGCGACCAGTGCAGTCCAGGTGTCCAACAAGCTGCCAGCGATAGGATGGGTCGAAAGAACCGCGCCGGATATTGTCGTAATGCGTGGACGCAATGACGGACTTGAACTCAACGGCACCGTCATCCCCCACGAGACCGTCCGGCGAATCACCGTAAGAACCCCAGTCGAAAAATCCGCCGTTCGTTACATCGATGAAGTGTTCTTCCTCGTACAGCATCCGAGCGACCGGCTCTTGCTCGTGCCCGCGATTCATGTGCTCGTTCGCAAAGCTGTATTCAGCCTTGTTCCCGGTGATGCGCTCTAAGGCAATCTGTAGCGCATACCGCTTGGCCGGATCGCCAAAGGCATATCCCTCTTTCGCCATGATGCAACCGAACTTTGAAGAGGTTGCTTTACCCAAGCGCAGCGCATGCCATTCTTCCGTGTTTTGCTGGATGTCATGCCACTTCATCGCTGCTCTCGCATTGCTCGATCAGGAGGCGCTGGTGCTCTTCGGACATGTGGACGCGAGCAAGAACCTTGGACAGATTGCCATCACGCAGATATGCGGCCTTTGCGTTCTCCCACGCCTTTCCTTGCTCTGGCGTAAGCGCCTTCTTGCTGATCGTCTCTGGAGCGATGCGCAATCCTTCCACCGATTCGCGGCCAAAGCGCACGTTGTGGTCCACATAGACCGTGACCGGAATGTTGTTCCAATCGTCAATGAATGCCGAACCCGTAAGGTTCTTCATGGTCTTGCTATTGGTGGCATTCAGAATCATGGGCTTGAGCTTTTCTCCCGGCCTGATCTCCGATTCAACGAAATAGGCCGTATTGAACAAGTCCTTGGTCTTCTTCGTCTTGTCCTGCTCCAGGCGCACATGAGATACCGTAAACGTGGTTGGCTCCACGATGTCCGCACTGCTGAGGTACGGCGAATCGAACGCCTTGCGGTAATGGGTCTTTGCATTGTTCATTTGGTTTCCTCCTGGTCTTCACGAGTGCCCTTTAAGTCGTACTCAGCAATGGAAGGATCGGCCTTATAGCGATCAGCGAACACGACACGCTGGCGTATTACGTCCGCCTCCAGTTGTTGCAGTGGCGTGCTCATGGGAATCTCCTGCCCGCCTCCGGGCGTGGTGGTGTGGGTTAGCGCGCCAGCACCCAAGCCAGCGCGAAAACGATCAGGAATGCCGCGTCGATCATCGCCATGGTGACGACCAGGCCGCGCCAGTCCTTGCGAATGGTCTCCGTGCCGTGGGAACGCTGTCGGGGGAGGACGACAGCATCCCCAGCGGCACAGAGAGGTACGGACGGCGCAGAGTGCAGCCAGTCCATGTCGTTGCGCAGGATGGGTGACGGCGTGCGTTCCCATTCGGCGCGGATGGTGGCTAGGTAGTCGGTCACTCCGACTCTCCCTTCTGCTTGGCGATGGCTGCGTCAGCTACGCGATCCGCTTCGGTCAGCAGAACCGGCTCAGCGATATTAAACCGCCCAACTTGCACTACATACGGGTCACCTTCGATGGCATCGACAGGCGCACGAACGGCACGCCACCGTGCCGCATCCCTCGCCTGCGCTTCGGTTTGCTGCATGTGCGGGGCTGCGGCTTCGAGGGCTAAGCGCGCACATTCCAATGCTTCTATTTTCTGGTGCGGGAGCACTGTATCCCAAGGAATGTCCGCGTATTCGGAAATCTGCTGCGCCACAGCCTCTACCGCAGCATCACTAACGCACTCAGACTTTGCGGCTTCGTGGGCGGCGAGTTTCCGCTCTGCATACCGACGTAATCCTTCCATTGACCCATCGCTCAATCCGGGTCTTAGATTGCTAGATATAAAGCGCAACGCCTGCACTAACTGTTCCTCGGTTTTCGTGGTCAT